ATTGAACTCTTCGATTGGTGCGTTGTTCCACTCCGGTGCGTTGTTGTAGCCGACAACGACCGTGCGCTCTTCCGGGAAACGATCGGGGTATTCGCTGCGGTAGCGAAGTGCCACCTTCATGGGCTTGCGTTCTTCCGCGTTTAGGTAGCGCAGCTCGAAGGTGTCTTCGAGGATGTTGCCCTCGGTGAAGATGGCTTTAATGGGTACGTCGGCTAGGACCGGGTTACTGATCAAACCGTTGCTGTGATACGGCAGCGCAGGCTCCAGTGCAAACTTGCCGTTCTTGGTCACCATGTTGCACAGCAACGAGGGGGCGATGCCGGCGACAAAATCGCGGATGTTGACGGGCTCGGTGATTACGTCGTCGTAGTAAAAACCGTTGATCTCCAAGTAGCGGGCTGTGGTTGCCATCGCCGCTTCGTCGATCAGGTCAGAGCTGAACAACTCGCCAAGACCTGCTTGCCTGTTCATCAGCAGGTAGCGCACTAGGTCGGTGAAGATGTTGGATGCGGCGGGGGCGCTGTCGATGAAGTTGTTGAACTGCGTAAACCGGCGGATTGGAACTTGGATTCCGTTCTTTTGGTAGATGTGCAGTTGCTCCAGCGAGGTGAGGTTGCGGGAACTACGGATTTTTAAGCCCGCCATTGCACAGCCCTCGTATGAGGCGTTAGTGCCGGGGTCGATGCTTTCGTTGACGTAGACGATTTCATGCTCAGCGTTGTTGTCGCAACTGCGGGTGATCAAACCGCCATAGTGCGAAACTTCCGAGATGGCTGAGTTGCCCTCAAAAATACGATCAGCGTCATCTACGTTGGTTTGCTGGTTTTTCTTTGTGATGTTCAGACGGAACGTGTAGGTGATCTGGCGACCGTCAAATAGTTCTTTTTTGACTTGGAAGGTTTCGCCATCATTCCAGGTCTTGTTTGTTTTGGCAGGGGAAATGTCGATGGGTTCAATGTCGATGATGCGCCACCACCACTCGCGGTTGTTGTTATAGGGTCCGAGGAACTTCTGAGACTGAAGCTTCATTTTCAGTTTCATTTCCTTGGCGCCATTGGTGACCTTAAACAGCGCAGCCTCGGCGTCAGTAAAAACGTATGTCCCACCCTCGGGTGTTTGCGAGCGCCACGGTGCGTTGGCATAAGGACTTTCACTGGCATCTTGGTCGGGATCGTTGTTGATTGCCTTGGTAATACCGTTGCTGACTTCTTTGTCGTTGGCATCCCGGCCTTCAACTTCTGCTTTGACTAGGTTGACATTGAAATCAACGTCCACAGAGTTGACGGGATCACTGCGTCTCCCGTTAATCATCTCGGCATTGACCGCAATATCTGCAATGCGCTCTTCTACGCCTTTGGTGTAGAGGGTAAAAACTTGCTGTTGGGCGTTTGTTTTGATCTGGATGAAATTTTCGTTGGTGTCCAAGCGGACAAACATTGAGTCACGTCCAACGATCTGCACCAGTTCGCCGGAATTGATCGGGCGGATGCGGAACTCCCACTGACCGAGTGGGTGACCGATGCGTAAGTAATTGAACAGGTCGCGTGGTGCGTTGCCTTTGACAGCCAGAGGCTTGTCGTTCAGGCGAATCCAGCTATCGCTGGGGGCAGCAGTGGCGGAACGGATGTAGACCGAGAAAAAGCTGTAGCGCGTGGAATAGCTCTGGATGGTGCCGCCGCGCACTTGGATGTTGCGGTCATCGAGGTCCGCCAGCTTTTCTGGACCAGGGATTGAAATGAAATTGGCAAGACCGTTGAAACGCAGCCAGACCTGCGAGCGGATGCCGATCTCGGTGTACGAGCACGAGCGGACGTTCTGGAACGTGGCGATGTCCTGCTGGCAGATGGGATACCAAGCTTGTCCAATGTCGACACGCGGGCCGTTAAGGTTTTCTTGGAGGGCTTTGTCGTTAATGATTAGAGCCCGGTTGACGATGCCAATGCTTCCTTTTCCATTGGGTACGTAACCATCGTCAAAGACTTCTTCGCACTCAAGCGTTACGGTGAAGAGGGTGCGCTTGTTGGAACGAGAAAATGTCTCCTCGTTAGCGGGAGAGGATTCACGTTTAACCACTCGGTACAAACAGTTTCCGATTACGAAACGTTCGTTTTCCTGTAAGAGTTCATCAACTTTTTCTAGTTCGCTGATAATTTCCGAAATGACTCCTTCGTTATCAACACTGCCGGTTCTAAAGCGATTGGGGTCGTGATTGAAGCCTTGGGACTGAAGATCTGTTTTGTCTAAAATAACATTGCCGAAAACAAGGGTAATCTTTTCGCCTTTTGTAACGGTGTCGATTTTTAAGCCGTTATCAACAATATCGTTAAATTTGGTATTTATGTATTCGGTGATGCCGATGAAGCGGGGGTAGTTGCGTCCTGTGCCACGCATCCCGAAGTTGCCCGCGATCTGTAGGCGCCTGGCGTTGGCATCTTCTTTTACGTCGTCCTGTGCGTCATGGGGGCGAGAGATAACCTCCCAATTCAGGCGTAACGGGGTGCCATTAGGGATGGCGTTGTATGCGCCAAAGCGCAGTTGGTTGCTAGGCGAGTAGCTGTGGGAAAAGGCTTCGCTGTCGCCGCCGGCAAACGTCGGAGCGTAAAAAGCGTTGTTGGTGTCGGCTATTACAGGACCAAAACCGCCGTAGCGACCATGGATGCCGAGTAGGCGGCTATCGCTGCTGTACCCAATGCCGTTAGCGTTTGGCTCGCCGCCTTGGTAGTAGTACCAGCGGTAATCGTTTTCGTTGAAGGTATCAAGCGGGGTTTGACCGATGTACAAGCCAGCGCGGTCGGCTGCAATGTCGGCTGCGGTGTTGTAAGGACCACGCCCCATGCGACCTTGGCCGACGAGGAATACAAGGTCAGCGGATTGGTAGTTGCCCCAGCTAAAGAGACGAGACCAAACCAGCTTGGGGCTGATCATCACGCCGCCGATGTATTCGTTCGGGCGCCAGCCGGGAATTTGTTTGGTGAAAACGATGGGGATGCTTTCGCCGTAGCGGCTGATGTCCTGCCCAGCTTGAAACCCGTAGGTCGGGGCGAAACGATCGCGGCCAACAATGTTGTCGAGCTGGCGGTTGCGTGTTTTTGCTTGATTAAGTTCTTGAGGCTTTGGTGTTAGGAGATAACTGGCTGCACTAGATAAGACGCCTACAACAAGACTGATAATTGCAAGAGTTAAGGCATCTGCTTGTACTTCTGGGATATTGGCGTAGGCAGCGGGGCGCACACGGCTGCGCCACATCACTTCGCGTCGAAAGTTGTTGTACTCAGCAACTGTGATGCCGAGCGTATCTATCAGGTCTTTTTCAAACGGTAACAGCGGCATTTTGGCAATGTGCTCAAAGGGCACCAAGCCACCTTCTGCAGATCCCTGTTGATGTAAAGGATTCCGCTTTGCCACGTCACTCCAAAGGCCCAGTGGTCGTGGGCGAGCATTACCACGTCACCATCGTACTCAGGCTGTGCAACACGATTGCCCCAGTCTTTGATGGCGCGGATGATGGTTTTTAGGTCCGAGTCGTACCAGGTTGGATTGAACTCTGGTGTTGGGATTCCGAGGCGCTCCAGCACTGTGTACACGAGGTGGATGCAGTCGATTTCGGTGCCTGTGCCGTCTGCCCCGAGGTGATACGGGCGCCCGATCAGATCACTGCAATCGCACATTCGCGGTTGTGGGCATTGGACCAAAGAGGTCTTCGGTGATGCGGCGGCGTGGCACGTCCGCACCAACAGCATCCAGGATGCTGCCAACCTCTACTTCAATGGTGGGACCGGCGTGTGAACCGCTGACGATCATGCCGACGTATTCGGTCAAGATGCGGTAGTCAGCACGGTCGTCGGGATTGAGCAGCGCGGTTTCGACTTTGGCAAGCCACTGCGAGGTGCCGTTGAAGATGTTGCTGACGATGGTTTGAACGAGGGCGTTGTTCGGGAAGATCAGGCGGGTGGATTCGTTGTCGCCGTTGCGGTTGACCGTGACGCCGCTCCATCCAAATGGTGCGAAGCCGTACACGCCGCCATTGTGGTCGATGTTGTCGGTCGAAAAGAAGTTCTGCAGGGTGTAGCGGGGGCCGGCGCCTTTTTCGGAGATGCTTAGCAGGCAGCCGTAGGCAATGTTGTCGTCAAACTCGGGTCCGGTACTCATCAGCTGATACCTAGGCGGCTACGGGTAGAACGGGACTGTTGCAGGCGGCGGATTGTGGCTTGCTCACCACGAGCGGCAC